CGTATGAGTGATTCCGCGCGGAATTCTAGAATTCTGGCCAATCGTTTACCCCTGCAATCGCTCCGGCAAATCGTTGAGCATTTCCGTGGAGAGATTCACGGCCAACAGCGCATTGCGTAGCAATCCCTGCTGCTTTTCGTTTTCGGTCGCTACCGCCTCGGCCAGTGATCGCTCTAGAAGCTCAATGACCTTGGCATGCGCCCGCATCGCGCCGACGGCCCCTCTAAGAACGCACGGTGCACATGGCCCTTTCTTTTCCACGACGGCCGGCGCGGTGGCATCCGCCACACCTGCCGCAGATTTCTTGCCGCCGCACGACCCGCACTTCTTCCTTGCCGATGGCTCCGGTGACACCGTCCCGATCGTGGCCAGCCCGCCCGTCCGATTCGCATTTCCGGGTCGATGTTCGATTTTCAGTGGCATGATTTATGGTCCCGTTCCCGTTGGGTTGACAGTGCAAGTCAACTCCGACCAATCAAACCCCCAGGCGGCGTGCGAACTGATACTGGCCGGTACGCCGAGATTTTCAGTTGCCAGACAATCAAAAGGTGTCGCGTGCCAGGCACCGTACCAGATGATCTCAATCGGGAAAGCGTCATTGCCGGTAGTCAATGTGTTTTTCCAGCGACATCCCAGCTCCTCATCGCTCTCAACGCTGAGTATTGATGAAACTGGATCATTGGCCGGTGCCGACCCAAAATCCCACAGCAGTAATTTTAACTGCGTCACTATCGGGTCTTCGCTGATCACGTGGTCGTGATCATCTTGGTGCGTACAACTGTCGCTATGGGCGAAATTGTTCAAGCCGACCCACAGCGTTTCCAAAGGCGGATCAAAATGCCACTGGTCGTCGCCGGTCCCGACGAATTGCAGTTCGTCGCCATACTCAATTCGTTCAATCTCCACGGTCACCACTTCGTCGACCGTTTGCGTCCAGTTCCCGTCCCGCCAACTGCCGGAGATACAACATGGGCAGACCGCATCTGACGTATCACAGCAGCAATCCGCGTGCATTGCTAGCGAGTCACCGATCCACAACAATTGATTGCCTAACCAGACTGGCATATCACACCTCCTCGCATTCCGTACCGGCGATTGAAATTTCTTCCACGCAAACGCCAACGACATGCCCGCCCTCGCCGACGACTAGCGTATTCATCACCAGGATAAATTCATCGCCTGTGCCCTTTTTGAATTCGATACCCGGCGGAACCTTGCCGCGATATTCCGCCAATTGGCATAGCTCGCACGAATCGTATGGCCCCTGGTAGGCAATATGCGCGTTGGTTACCACTGCACTCCCTGTGGCAGTCGAGACTACCCAGCACTTCCCTTGGTACTTCACCCACTTGCCAACCGCATCGGCTAGATCGGTCGTTGTGATAATCGGGTCGGTGACAACTGGCGTGTAGCTGGTATTTTGCGAATCGTCTTTATCTGAGCAAGTATCGCACGAATTCGTCAGTTCATACTTAATCAGCAGATTGCAGCCATCGCACGAATAGTATTTTTTAGGTGGTGCCTTCGGGGTGAAAAGAACCTCTGCGCCCGTCCAGGTCGGCGTGTCGCTGGTAATCTGCCAGCAAGTATCGTCGTCGTCCCGCTTCACAAAATCGCCGACCGCGTACCCATGCCCGACCATATCGGAATACGTCACAATCACATCGGGCATCGACTCGGCACACTCGGTCAATTCCCACAAATTGCAGCAGGCACATTCTGATTCCGTATCCTCCGCCGCTGGCACGCAATCCGTGTACACTTCCAGGACGGTGACTTCGTTACTGGTGCCGATTCCGCATTGCGTAGCTGGATCGTCTGCCTCGCTAATCCGATAACACTTTCCATCTGCAAGCCGTGCCACCTGCCCCAGATATTCCCGCAGGTCGAACGGCTCGGCCTCGGAATTCAGTGCCCGATAAGCGTAAATCACTTCTGGCGATTCGGCGGTACACTCGGTCAGCATCACACAGCCGCACAGGTCGCAATCGTTGCCGATATAGACCATCCCCGCGCAGGCAGAGGGATTCTCCGAATCGCATTCGTCGTAGCCGGTGACTTTCCAGCATTCGCCCAAACGCCGAAAGACGGCTCCCGCTGTGATCATTTCCGCAGCGGTCGCAGTTCCCAATGGCCCGTTGAATAGATACCGCAGGTCGCACTTCACCTCGATCGACTCGGGCGGCTCGGTTTCATCGCCGCAGCGAACCAGGGTGTAGCAATAGTTACATTTGCCGCACGCTTCTTGGGCGGAGACAATCGTGACCGTCTGCGTCCCCAGTACCTTAGGATCACTGATCGACACCGTGTAGCAGGTGCCGTTATCCAGCTCGACAATGCGGCCGTCGTACTCGGCCAGATCCTGATTGGTGTACAGTACTGTAGAGGCACCCCCGGCACATTCGGTCAGCTTCCACTGGGCATTGCAATTCGGGCAGCTCGGATACGTCGCCACGATGACCACGCAGACCGCCGCCGTACACTCGGGATCTTCTTCTTCATTCCGCAGCCGCACGCGGTAACACTGACCATTGGCTTCCTTCACAATCAGATCGTTGTCTGCCTCGTACGACAGATCATTCTTGACATAGCGGTCGATCCATTTTTCACTGTCGGTGCAGTGCGTCAGCACGTACTCGACCGATTCGGAGTCGCTGCCGACGCCGATCCTCACAATCATCTCCTGCTCTGTCTCGCCATCCGGCGGAGACAATAGTTCGATCGGCCCCGATTCAGCACTGTTGAGATATGTCTGACCAGCGACAGGCACTGCAAAGCGATGATCTTCATTGATGACATTGACCCGCGCAATACAGACGCCGCTGACCTGTGCCACGCCAATCTTCTCGCTGGGAATTGGCTCCACTAGGATTGCGTAGCGCTGCTCTACCGGCTCGGCCACCGTGTCGGCGTCGAACCATAGATTTAGCGGATCCATTTGATCCAGCAGCAGTTCGCCGAGTTGCAGCACACTGCCGCGCGCCAAGTTTCCGCCGCTGCTATTCCTGAGCTTGATCCGGTCGCTGGAAAAATGCCCTGCCTTCGTCGGCCCCGGCCTTTCCGCGCCGTATTTGTGGGCTTCCACGATGTCGACCAAGTGATTGACAAACGCTGCGCTTTTTAACGACGCCGGTGGGTAGCCTTGCCCCTGTGCAGCTTTGTCGGACATGATCAGCTCCAGCCGAAGGTTGAAGAAAAGTCGATCTCGTCATAGACCCGTTCGATATGCACTCGCGATGGCTCCTTCGTGGGAAACCCGGCCGCGAACGAGTCCTGGAATTCAATCCAGGCATAGTGGTGACCCTTCTTGACGATGCCGGTGATTTCACCCAGCGTCAGCGACGATTCGTTCGGAATGATGATGAACTGATAGCTGAGTTCCGCTTCCTTTTCGCTCCCGTCTCCGCCGCTCGCTCCGGCAAATAGCATTTCGCCGCCGGCCCAGACCAGAAACGGATTCAGATTCACACTGCCGGTGGCGTTCCCCAGAATTTTTACGAAATTGAGATTCACCACCCCCTCGGGATGTCGGAAATTACAGGTCAATTTCAAGGCGGGAATGATGATATCCGCCCCTTCGATTTCTCCCTCGCGCGTCACCCCGATCGAACTCTTGAACATGTTCGCCAGGCTCGGTCCCAAGTCGGGATAACTGGCCATGTGCTGCTTGGCCGCCTTGATCTTCACAGTCGCCCCCGACGTATCGAATGAGAAGTCGTAACTGCCGGTCTCGTGCTTTTTCGGTCCGTACGGCACCGTCACGATGTAGCGTGCATATCCGTCAGGATCGACTTGGATGTCTTGGCGATAGAGCACGCCGGAGAGCGCGTACAACGTCGACGGTGTCCCGGTTTTGGCATACAGCCGCACAATCGAATCGTTCGGCTCGCCGGCCGCCAGGTGACGCATTGTCAGGCTCGGCGGCTCCATCGTGCTGGCCCGCGAATCGGGAATTTCGTCGAAGGTAAAGTTCGGCATGGCGCTAGTTGGTCCGGGTTTAGGCCCCCATGACCGGGCCTTTCTTCTGCTTGATATCCTTCAGATGTTTGTTAATCTGTTTCAATTCATTCAGTTCGGGCTTGTCGGCCCCTGCGCGCAGCGCCGCGCCACTAAAGGCTCCAAAGATGTCGTCACTGATTTCACCACTCTTCTTGGGAATAAACTTCCCCCGATTGGCGTCGTCATTGCGTGCCGCTGCGGCCGCCCGTGCGGCCTCAGCCGCCGCTTGCTCGCGTAGTTTCCGCAGCTCTTCGACGGCCGCATCGGCAGCCATTTGGGCCGCGTTCGCACCACCATCTACCTCCGCCTTAAAATCGTCTGTCGACTTATCAGTATCCGCATCGGCCTGCTGCTTCATCAGATCCAGCACGCTCAGCGCATTACCTGCCATCAAGTCAATGTCTTCCGATACGCCCCCACTGATTAACTTGCGAATGTCGTAATTGAGATTCTGCCCCGCATATTCCATCAGCCGTTCGTTTTCTTTGATGCTATCTTCGATTTCCTGTGAACTACGAACCCCGTATTCATAGTTGGGATCGTGTTGGCTACCGCCGGGCGCTAAGGTTGCGTTCACATACGTTCCCTTCCACGGACCAGAGGTATGTTTCGTTAACGGATGACCCAGTCCGCCGGGCGCTAAGTCTGCGTTGTATTGCTTCCCACCTGGCTTGAACTCGGGATCCATGAATTTCTGACCCTTGGCCTCTGCTTCCTTTGCTTGTTTTAGGGCGACTTTATCCAGGTCTCTTTTATCTGTGTATTCCTGCACTTTTTTCACTGCTTGGTCGCGGGCCTCCTTTTGCCTTTCATCTAAATCCGTGCCGTCCCCAAATACACTCCACAACATCGGGCTATCGATAATCACACCGCTGACGTTTTTCACGGCCTGCTTCCACGTCTTGATGACCCATTCGAGGGCGCTAGCAAATCCCTTAATGATGCCGCCGGTGAAGATGTCCCACACCATAGCCATCGCTTTCACGGCCTTTTTCCAGGCACCTTTGAAATTGCCACCGAGAATGTCTTTGCCGATTCCACCAATCATGTCACCAAACGCGCCTCCAAAAGCTTTACTGATCTTTGCAATACCTTGCAGCATGGCCACCTTGAGTCCGGTAATCGCGATCTGACCCGCCAGCGCCAGATTCCCCGCGCGCAGCGCATCCATGATGCCGCCAAACGTGGTGCTGAACGTGTTGCCCAGCTCGGCCAGCAGACTGAACATGTTGTTCGTGGCGATGCGTCCAGATTTGGTGAACTGCGACCAGGCATAGACCGAACCGATCAGCGCAGCGACAATCAGACCAATTGGGCTGAACACCAATCCCAATACCGTGGCAATGGTTGAAAGCAGTGCTGCCACACCGCCGATGGCGATGGCGATAAATTTGAAGGCCAACGCCAAACCCATCACCACTGAACCCGTCGCGACTAACACGATTCCAATCTTGGCCAGAATGCCAAACAGGTGCTGATTCTCGCGCACCCATTTGCCGACTGAAGTCGCCACGCGCTGCGCACCCTGAATCATGTCCTTCATCGCCGGCACAATGGCCGCACCCACCGTGATCGCCATAAATCGAATCGACTTGGACAGGTTCCCCAGCATGTCGCCGAATTCTTCGGCCGCCGCGGCGTCCTCACTGCTCAACACAAATCCCAGTTCGCGTGCCTCTTCACGCAGCGCCTGTAGGCTGTCCAGCATCGGTATCAACTGCGGGCCACTCTTGCCAAACAGCTCAATCGCTTTAGCCGCCTTTTTGGACGGATCTTCAATGGCAGCGATCAGAGCCGCGTACCGATCAAAGTCTTCGATCTTCTTCCCTTGTGTGGCCAGCTTGAGCAGCGCCATTTCGACCGTTTCGATCGACGTGCCGGACTGTTCGGCGGCGTGCGATAGTTCGCTGAGCGATTCGACCGAAACACCGGTCCGGTCGCTCATGTCTTTGAGTTTGGAAGCGAAGTTCTCAAACGTCTTGACGGCATAAATAAGAGGACCAACAATCGCCGATCCGGCTGCCGCGATGATCGCCCCGATCTCGGCGATTTCAGTGCTAAAACTTCTCAAACGTTTGCTGGCATCGGATAGACCGCGTACGAATGCGCCATCTTTCAGCGTCAATTCGACAAAGGCCCTTCCCGCGCGGATATCGCCGGCGTCTGCCATCGTTCAGCTCCATTAAATACAGTCAGCGTCATTCCCGCGCAGGCGGGAATCTAGCATCGCCGGTACTCCGGCCAATCAACACCTCGTCAACTGCTCCAGCAGGATCGGGTTGTACGGAATCTTTTCGGCCGCCCCGGCCTGCGCAGCTCCCTGTGTCATGCCGAGCATCCGCGCCTTGCCGAGTGCCATCCAATACAGTTCACCAAGCGTCAATCCGCAGACGGAGACGCCGCAGAAACCGGCCAGCTCGTAGCACTGGATAACTGGGTCAGTATTTTCTTGGTTTCCGTTTGCACTCGCTGATCCATCGCCTCGAGTACTTGCCGCTCCAGTTCGGGATCGTTGATCGCTGCCATCGCCTTCAGAAATCCCGCTTCTTCGAACTTCTGATTCTGTGCGGCGATCGCGGTCAGAAGATCCCGCTTCCGCTCGGGGAAAAAATCTTTGATGGCCTCCAGCAATGCGGCCGTCGCATCGTCGATCGCGTTACCGACCAGTGCCTCCCCAAACTGCGTCTGTGTCACCTCCTTGGCGTCGTTTTCACACAACACCCAGAGCACATTGACTAGCAGGCAGGGATCGTCAGACATCTGACTGTAGGCATTCCCCTCGACATCGGTCAGATTCACGTTGCACCTGGAGCGCACGCTCTGAATCTTGGGAGCGTCCAGCTTGACGATCCACTCGCGCTTATTGGCATCTTTAAAAACGGGCATCTTCTTCTCCTGCACTAGTTTGTGTTATGTCATTCCCGCGCAGGCGGGAATCCAGTATCGTCGGCACTCCAGACCGCACTACACCGCCGCGTCCAACACATCCAACAACACGGTCAGCTTCAACACCGATTCGTCCGTCGTGCTGGGGTTTGAAACGGCCACGTAATTCATGGCATCGCCGCCGACGGGATTCGCCGTGCCCCCTGTCACATCCCAGACTCGCGGCACGTTGGCCGTTAGGTCGACGGCCAGTATGTTGTTGTCCGAGATGATCTCTCGAAAATCGCAATGCGCCGATCCGCTCGACTCCAATGCCAGCAGTGACATTTTTGGGCCGTTGAAGTTGAATGGCAGCTTGCTTCGCACGCAGACCACCACCTGGGTCAGGTTGGAGGGCAATGTGCCGGTGCCTTCATCAAACGGCACCGACGTACCCGACACCGTCCCCACCGTCACGCCGTACAACACACCTCCATCCCAATGGATGTCGACACTGGCACCGGTGGTAATGCCGTGGCCGCCCGAGGACATTGTGATTGTGCCGGTGTCGCCATCGGTTCGTGTGGTCAACTGTCCCGCTTTGCCGACGGGAATGGTGACTTCGTACTGATACAAGCCGCTATTGGTGCGCACGTTCTGCCGGCTGATTCGCGCGCCGGAACCGTCGACGATAATACTGGCATCTACTTGCGGCATTTGTGCCACCTCGCTGGCTGTGTCTATTGGTCGGAGTACCGACATTGGGTGCCACTGCTGGCTTGTCCAGCAGTGCTTGTCTCTGCGCGTCCTTCGCGCTCTCTGCGTCCTCTGCGGTGCAGTATTTATTTGTCGGAATACCGACCTTACGGCGTGTTGTCTGCCGCCCAGATTGTCTTGAACGTGGCCGCTTCGGTGCTGCTGCCATTGCTCACAAAAATCTTGGTGATCGGATCCCCGGTAAACGGGTTCTCGTCCCCACCCTCAATGTGAAACACCCTGGCTTCATTCGCCGTCAGTGCCAAAGCGGCAATCGAGTCATCGGCCGCGTCCTGGAATTCGCAGTGAATCTTGCTAGTCGCACCCGGCACGATATATCCCGCATCCAGCGCGATCAGCTTGAGGTTGTCCCCGTCAATGTCGGCATTGATCTGCACCCGTGGGGCCACCACGACGTTCGTCAGGTTCGTCGGCAAATCGTCCCCAATCCCCAGGTCAAACGGCACACTCGTACCGGAGACAGTGCCGACCGTCACGTCGTACTGAATGCCGCCGTCCCAATGGATGTCGACGGCCATCCCGGTGGTAATACCGTGATCGCCCGAGGACATTGTGATGGTGCCGGTATTGGCATCGGTACGCGTGGTCAGCTGTCCCGCCTTGCCGGCGGCGATCGACAGGTCCCGGTTGGAATTGCCATCGGTAACCACCAGCATGGCGCGACTGATGGGCACGCCACTTCCACTCACGCTGGCTGAGTAATTGAGCTGAGCCATTTATGTATCCTCTTGCTGTTACGATTCCGCGCGGAATTTTGGTTATTGCGAGTGCCACTGCTGGCTTGTCCAGCAGTGCTTTCTTGCATTGCGAGCTTTGCTTCGCAGTGTTTACTGGTCGGAGTACCGACCTTCGCCGGTACTCCGGCCAATAAACTCAGACGTACAACTGCGGCGGGCGGCCGTAGCCTCGGCTCGGCGTGGCGGTGAACTGGGTCGTTTGCTCACCGGCCAGTGGCATGCCGTTTTGCATGGAGAGTGAGCAATCTCCGTCAAAGCCCTTACCGGTGGCATGGTCCTTGGTCCGGATCGCCTTGGCCGATCCGGCCGCCGCCGCCACGCGCAGCGCTTCGTAGTTGGCGTCGGTGGTGTCGTTGATCATGGTCCACTCGATCGACACCGTGCGCAGGGTCGGATCCTCGGTCTTGATCGGCACCGTGGTGCTATCGCCGCGCACCGTGGTATCTCCTTTTTCGATGTCGAGGTTGTAGGCAATGTCCTTGACGTTCTCGAGCAGCGTCGCGGCAGTCGAGCCGGTACCGCCCACGTAGATTCGACCCTCGAAACCCATCTTGGTCGTAGGCATCGCTAGCGCTCCTTAAAAAAGCACAACCGGCCTCGCACGCGCAACGAAAAAACGGCGCGCGCAAGGGTGCAGCCCTGCACGGCCGTTTGTGTTGCATTGCATCGCGTGGATCAGACGCGGTGTCGTGCGAAGTCGGTTGTTATGGATGTGGTCTTGTTAGTGAAGTATTTCCTTGAATGTCGGTACGCCGACCAATCAACACTGCCGGCCAATCAATCACTGCCTCCGATGCTGCCTTCCCAGCTACCGCCAAAACGTGGCGCAGCGCGTTCTAATGCCGGACCCATCGTCGGTCGTGCTGGATAAATTTCGCCCATGTAGTCGCCGCCAAATTCGTGTGCTCGACCTGCCTGGCCGATCACACTGGCCGCAAATCCAATCACTGCCCCATCCTGCTCCGCCTTGTAGCGAATCGCTCGACGGTAGTGGTTGCGTTTCCGCGTGTGCGGCGGGCTACCGGCTGGCGAGGGATCGGGCGAACTAATGATCGAGGCTTTCGCATCTTTGCTGATGCTGGCAGCCGCGTGACCAAAGTTCTTAAAGCCGGCCTTTTTGGCGGCTTCCAATACCTTGTGCGTCGTGTCTTCGATTTTTTTGAGGACCAGACTCCACATCAGACTGCCTCTGGGATCTCGCGATCCGTGCGGAATGTCACCCGTAAAATGGCGGTAAACTGTTTCAATTCGCGCAGGTGCTTGGTGACCGGCGAGACCACGATCTTGCAGCTCTGCCAGACCATGTCGATCGTCTCGCTCTCGGCGATCCGCTGCTGCGAGCAGGCCTCGACCACTTCTTGCACCAGCAGCGTCATCTCGTCGACGTTCGCTTTGGTGACGCGCCCCGTTTCCTCGTCGTAGTCTTTTGGTTCAAATTTGCGCCGGATCAAAATATCGACCGGGCAGAGGTAGCGCAGTTTTCCGCGCGAAGCACTCTCCACAACCTGTTCGTGGATGACACCGGTCACATCGATCCGCGGGGGATTCTCCCCCTCAATCGCGTTCTCCAACCGCTCTTCCAAGTCGGCATAGGTCCGCTCGATCGCCGGCGTGAGTGTCAACTCTTGGGCGAGCAGGTGCGTCGTCACACCCTCGGCAGCAGTCACAATCGGCGAATTCACAACCGGCATAGCGCGGCACTCCGCAAAACAAACTCAGGCGCGGGACTCCGCGAAATAAACTCAGGCACCCACCTTTTTGGTATGCACCGTCAGCATCACACCACCGGCATCCAGGAACTGAACCGCCGGCTTCGTTTCGCTGAGTGGTGCCACTTCATAGCGCGTCGTCTTGCCGCAGTCCGTGTGCAAAATTTGGGCACCGCTGCGCAGTACAAAGCTGCTGTTGGCCCGCGTCAGGTCTTTGGCGACAAACGTCCAATCGTAACTTTCGACGCGCACCAGATACCCCTCTTCGCCTACCACTTCATGCTCGGCGATCACCAGTGTTGCCTTCAGGCCGCTGATAACGGTCGTATCCTGCGTGATATCGACCCGCCAACTGCAATGCTCTTGCAGTTGCTCACCCAGCCAGGCAGCGCTAGTTTGCAGCAGGTTTCTGGACATCCGGTTCCCACTTTTCGCGGGTCGCTTCGTCATGCTCCAGGGTTCCCCAGGCATGGTCGTTTCTAAAACCCTTTTGCCCAAAATGAATCGTGCTCACGCGCCGCGTCACAAAGGTCTTGGCTCCCAGCTCGGCCATCTTCCGGGAAAAATGCCAATCCTCGCTCTCGCGCTCGTGAACGATCTCACCACTCGGCAGCACCCTGCCCCGAATCGGAAAACTCAGGTCGGCCACCAGGCAATTGTTTTCATCCACCGTCCGCCACAATGGCTTGCGTAAATCGGCCAGCCAGCAACCGGTGTTGTGCAACAAGTAACGCTGCGGATGCTCTGTTTGCGTTATGCCAAACGTTTCTGGCATCGCCATCAATTCATGCATCGTCAAGCGACGCAACGGTTGCCACGGGTTGCTTGCTGCTCCGATCCCACAGCTTGTCAATCCTTGTTCGTTTTTCAGTGCCGCTACTGCTGAAATCAGATCACCGTCGCGAGCGTCCAGTTCATCCGCCAGCAAATCGATCCAGCCTGGCGAAGGCGTGATGTCCGAATGCAGCATCGCAAAATGCGTGATCTTCCGCTGGTACGCCCGGTTAAGGGCATGCACCCAGAGTCGATTCATGTCGTCCCAACCCATGCCACTCTGTTCGAGCTCGACATCGTGTGCCCCCAGCGTCGCCTGCATCAGCCCCTTGGCCGCGCCGAAGCACAGGTTGCTCCCTGGAAATGCCAGCATGATCTTGTGACGCACGCTGTTGCGCCGCTCAAACACCACAGCCGTATCGGCCCGCCAGCGGCAGCGCCACTGCGCCGGGTTGGCAGTGATTATTTCGTCGACCGCCTGCACCACGCCGGGATCCGCTTCGTGGCAATCGTGTATCACGACGTGACCACCGAGTTGCACCTTCGGCAGATACAGCTCCAGGTCGCGACGCACACTTTCGTAATCGTGCGCGCCGTCGACAAACAGCAGTCCACAATTCGGCACATGCTTGGCCGCCACTTCGCTGGCGTGTGGTATGATCTCCACCAGCTGCAAGGCGGCCGCTTGTTCCAAGTTGGCGATCAGTAACTGCAGGCTACTTTCGTTCGACCACTTCCCTGTGCTGGTTTGCAGCACCGGTAAAAAGCTGTCGATCGCGTACACTGTCTGCTGCTGGCCCGCCTTGCTACCTAGTGATAGCGCGGCGGTTGAGCGACCCTGATACGATCCAATCTCGACGATCGGCCCTGGTGAATCGACGGCCAGATCGTAGAGCAAGGCCGCCTCTTGCAGAGACAACCAACCGGGGATCTTGCCGACCGCTTCGAGGGCCAACCGCTTTTGTTCGACTGCTGCACTAGTCATGTTTATTGGCCGGAGTACCGGCGTTCGTGTTGTTTGACCGGGGTGCTGGCTGATCCCAACACCCCGTTGTGAAAATTACGCGATGACTTCCGGATCGGTGTGCCAAGCGACGGCGTTGTAAGCCACGTACATGCGGAAAGCGCCGTTGGTCTGGTTGTAGACGGCGTTGGCCGCGGCCCCGTTGATCGTGTCGTTCACCGCCGGAAAGACCTTGAGGATCTTATTGGTGACGCCGTTCTTCACGACGCACACCGCACCGGCAGCCGCTTCGGGCAACTTGATCGCCGCGGTGTCATCCGCGCCGGTCACCAGCGTGTAGCCGTACGAAACGGCGTTGGCATTGGCAATCGCGGTTCCGCCGACCACGATCGTGGCCACGTTCAATGGCGCAAAGCTGCCGGGAATGGTCCCGTCGATGCTGCGCAGGAACATGTCGACATCGCCGACGGTGGTTCCCGCGGCTTCCATCGCGATTCCGGCAAACGTGTTGCCGCTGGTGGTCTTGGTGAAAGCACCGCTCAGGGCGGTGCCACCGACCGGGCTGCCATTAGCGTCCCAGTACAGGGGATCTCCTTTGGCCACATCACTGTTGTCCTTGGGAACGTTCCAAATGCCGCGCGCATTGACGGCACCCTTCACGCCGGAGGCAATCGCTACGGGAGCAATCGCGACAAACGTGGTGCCGATCAAAACAACCTGGCCGGCGGCCACGTCGCTGTCTGGAGTGTGATCGATGCTGTCGCCAAGTTGACGGTAAATTGCTGCGGTCTGTGCCATGATCAGGCTTCCTTATGCTGGGTGATTGGTCTGTCGGATCGTTTATTTAGTGGGTCGTTTGACGCCGGTCATTTTCACGGGAGGCAGGGCGACCGATTCGGCTGGCCCTTCGTCGTCCGCCTGATCGACCAGTTGCCCGGTCGTGACAGTCACTTCTGCTGCAGCAGGATCGGCCTCGGTCACTGGTTGTTCGGCCGCTGGTTGCTCTGCCACTTCTTTGGGCGTGGCCGGCCGCAGTGCCTCGCGCAGCTTTTCCATCGCGACGGGTCTTGGTTTAGCAGGTTCTGCCGGTACGTTTTCATCAGGCAGCAACTCAACCGCCAGCCCGGTCCGAATCAGATGCGTCGCCAGTTCGCGCGATACTTCCTCACTGGGCACGTCGACAATCTGATCCTCGGCCAGGCGTGGATATCCGGCCCCCAGGTTGAGTTTGATCTTGATCTTCTTCATCCGACTGCACCTTGTTCAAAACAATTAAGCGATGATCGATCAATGCCGGTAATCCGGCCAATCGTTATCTCAATTCAGCGCCGGCGAGCGAGTAGGCTCACTCGCCGGCACTGCGGAGGTTATTCACTACGCCGGTACTCCGGCCATCAGATGCTATTAGGTGGCACCCTTGCTGCGGACACCGGCCAGCGTCTCGGCAAAGTCGCAACCGAAGTCATGCACACCGCGGAACAGAATTCCGAGCGTGTTGAAGTCGGCGTCGGTGCTCTCGATCGTTGGCGACTGCTGACCGTTCAAGAAGCTGACCACCACGGCGGCCAACAGCTTCGGATCACGCAGCAAGTACCAAGCGGTCGTGCTGTTGCCGGTGAACTCGATGTCGCTCAAGTAGTCGACGACTACTGGGCGATACTTCCCCTTGTAGGTGTTGTTGTTCGGCACACTTTCGGCCGTGGCAGCGCCACCCGTGTTCACGTTCAAGCTGGTATAGAACCCATCGGCGACCGTTTCCAACTCTGGCGGCACCAGCAGAATCGATGGCTTGCCAGAAATTCGCTTGCCATCGGCACTCTTCAGCTTGCGGAAGGCCAGCACACCTTGGGCCAGACCCACACCGTTGACGCCCAGGTTGGTCGTCGCTCCTTCAATCAGGTTCGCCCTGGCTAAGGTGAAGAAGCTGGCGTTGTTCATGAACCGGGTCCAGAACACGGTCGACAACTTGCGCGAGGCACCCCGACCCAAGCGGGTCCGGATGTCGTCGAAAGCGCCGAGGTCATCGTTGATGATGTCGGCACGAGTCAGTCCGAGCATCTTGGCATAAGTCTTTGCCTGGCGCGTGTACGACTCTTCCGAAACCGAACCATGCTTGATCTCGCCGGTTGGTCCCACCTCTTCGTATTCCAGCGAATCGTTCATCCGATAGCTGGTCACGGCGTGGAAGTTGTTGACGCTCTTGACGGCGGCCACCTCTTTCCACTCCATCGGGTCTTCGGTGAACCCGGCCAGAATCTCTTTGTTGGCCACACTCCCCAACACGCCTGGCAGCGAGACGGTGGAAAAACCACCCGCCATCCGCGCGGTCGCAGGTGGGAAGCAGTGTTCCAAAACACTGCGAATGTTCCCGACATTGATTCGTTCGCCGGCGACGGCGTGGTAGCCGTTGCTGCAGGCGGTTCGCAGCAACAACTGCTGCAATCCGTAACCGCGCATCTTGTGGCGATCAACCGCCTCCAATATCTTTGGTTCAAAATGCTTTTCGATATCGGGCAGACCGGCCGACATGCAGATCGCCGCCACGGTGACCGTGTCGTCGACCTTGTGATGCATGGCCGTTTGGAAGGTGCCGGTCGTCGAGCGCAGGCTACGGAGCAACTGCAGCTCGAACCGATCGATGTCCATCTTTTCGCCGATGGCATTCGAGACGGCATGCTCGATCTGGTCGATGTAGTTCGGATTATCCTTCATGGCCAAGTGGCCCATCGACTTGATCTTTTCGCAGCGCTCATTATCCCGGCGTTCGGTTTCGGCCAACTCGGCAAACGAGTTAGCGGAGCGCGTGGCAGGCTTGGTCTTGACGGCAACCTGCGCATCAAATGCCGCTTGCAGCGTGGCCTTTTGTGCGTCCGAGGCAGTCTCTGGGTCTACACCGCAGGCGACAAGAAACTTTTCAAACTCATTCATTTCGTTTTCTCCTGCGGCAGCCGCCGCGATGGTGACCTGGTTTCCTGAGTCTGCACCGTGCGAGACAAAGGCGTAGCCGGTGAGCTTGCTCTTACCGACGATGTAGAGCGGACCGCTGACTGTGCGGACATTGATGACTTCCGTCGCGCCTGCCTTCAGCAGTCGCGGATTTTGTAACTCGGCTTCGATCGACAACTGCCAAGGGAAGCCGTCCTTCGAACTTTGCACGACCTGATCGCGATGCGGCGTCGATGCCGACAGCACACCCTCAATCAGCACCTGCTTGCCGTCGATCTGGACGTTGTCCGCATGCCCCGTGCGCTGGTCGGCCTTGTGATCCAGATTCCCAATCACACTCCGGTCCACGCTCATTCCCTTCAGGTCCAGCACGTAGTCGTGCTTGAGCATCGGCTTGGACGTGAGGCGACTGACGGTCTGCCCGCTGTAGGCAATCGCTTGAAACTTCGCTGGACCGGGCTGGGACTCGCCCTCCACGGGCGCGGCAGCTTGCAGCGTGACCGGCACGGACTCGAGGGCCATCGTTCTGACAACGGTGCTCGCCAATTTTGCTTGCAGCTGCCGAGACTTAGGCTGGCGTGGGGATCGGCTCATCGGCCTGAACTCCTGGCGCGTTGGGTGCAGTTGAATTGGTGGGGGCCGTCGCGAGTCCGAGGATCTGCGCCACGAACGGCAGCGTGGCTTGTGGGCAGTTCTTCAGCACCAGAATCTGCCGGGCTTTGTCGATGTTTTCTTGCGTCGCTTCGCCGAAGAAGTCCTCCGCCATCACGGACAGCTCGTCTTCAAAATCCTTGCCGGCGTCGGAATAAACCTGCCGCAGCGAAGTGGAACCGTTCTTGAGCTTGGTGTCGGTGGCATTGCTTTCAGCCACGGCGTCAATCACCGGGTGCAACGGCCAATCCCACTGATGGGCTGGCGGAATGTCGCGGCGGTCGGCCACGATCGTCCACTCGGCAAACCAGGCGGCAAAGATTCGATCCAACGTTGTCTCGTTGCAATCGCAACGCTCTACGTCGAGTTCGGCCCGGTAGCAAAGTGTGTCCAGCTTGCCGCTGGCAAAACTGTAAGTGCTGCTGTCACAAGCGGCGGCGTTGAACGGCATCGAAATCGGCCGGGCCTGCTCGCTGATCAAGGAGCGATGAAAATCGTTGTATTGGGCGTTGGGGTGCTCACCCTTCATCTGCTTGGCGTCCCAACCCATCGGGGCCACCATCAGCATTCGCTTGGTGAATTGAATGCTGCTGAACGGATCCACGGGGTCCGGCTCGGAGTCGCTTCCGGAGGGCAACGTGCTCGTCAACATGGCCGCGATATCGGCGGCGGTTTCGGCCGCGGCAACAGTCGCTTCACAATGTCGCCGGCGCGAGGCTCCCAGGTTCAGCGTTGGCGTCATGTCTGGAATGCCACGGTGGGCACCAGGCCGCTTTAACTTGAACCAATGAATCACCTGCGAAGCAGGCACCGTTATCGCCTCCTGGGCAACGCTGATGGCATTACTACCCGGATGTTCCAGCAGGATGTCGTAGGCGAGAACGTTGTTGAATTCGTCGAACCAGATGCCGTCGACCCGTCCCCGATCGGCGACTTCACCCCAGGGGGTCTGGCACTGCTCCGTCTCGATCGGCGTCACATCGAGCTGCACACGGTTTTTTGCGCGGGGATTGGTCTGCAAGATTGCAAACGTCTCGCCGTCCTGCACTCGCGCGTGGCACATCGCCCACAGCTTGCGACGCAGTCCGATGTCCAGCGTCCATTGATAGAACTCACGTTCCACCAATTGGTTGAATTCTCGATTCTGCGTCAGCATCCGCAGCGTCGGTCCCTTGCCGACGATCATGTTGGTGTGCGTCGCCAAAATGCCGGCGTAGTAACCGTTGCTCCCTTGTTCGTAGCGCGAACGCTTGACCAGCGTCTGCCGCACCTGGCGATTGTTCGCCGAGTCGGCGTCGTTGCTGTCGGCAAACGACCAATGGGAATCGTGATCATTTCCCGATCGGGCGGCGTCGTACGACAGGTTGGAAACCCGTCGATTCGCGGTCATCGGCGCAAAGTAAGCGCTGATCGCTGGCCGCGGCTGCTGAGGTTCAGCGCGGCGTGCGACAATCGTGTCACCGGTTAATGGGTGGATTCGAGGCACTAGCGATAGACAGGGGTGATTTGGCGAAAGCGAAGCCCAAGCCCTGGCTGAATGGCTGCCTGCGTGGCGGCCTGATGATTAGCGGCGGCGATTTGATCGGCGACCGGATGTTGTTCAACGCTTTGATTGCCAACCTGGACCTTCTTGGGTCCGGTGGCATTGCGCGCAATCGCGTCGTTGATATCGTTCGTGCTAGACATAGCTGACCTGTGTTTCTTGTCGCGAGTACGCGATTCAACGCAAGCCAGCCTTGGCGAGAGGTATGGATTCAGAATACCAAGTCGATGTAAGCGCGCTCCATCAATCGTTTCCAGATCTGGAATCTTTTTCCCAGGAGTCCGCCGGGCTGCCATTCGCTTCACTATCGACTTCGCGAATGATCGACCGATGCTCCTGCCTAGTCAGATAGCGGGCCTCGCAGTTCGGATTGCGGCACTTTTCATAGCGCAGGATGCGTGAACTGCTCGAACTGGTTCGATAAGCCAGCAGCGGCCAGCGACATTTGGGACAGCTCGGCCCCTGCGCGCCGAGCCGGTGCGCTCGGGCCTGATAATCTTGTGGAGTTGGTCGATCGCCTGGAGGGATCATCGACGCCTCTTATTTTCTGCGGCCGCCAGTAAATCCGCTGCGGTCGGTCGGGCAGCCGGCTTGGTCACCACCGGTGTGGCCAGCAATGACAGAATGAAATGCGCCGCACAGGTCGATGCGTAGCCGGCATCCAGTTTGTGATTATTGCGGTGCATCCGTTCCCAGGTGATCACGCGACCACGCAAGGGACAGAACTTTTCGACCTGTTTTTCCGCCATCAACTGCGAGATGTATTCGGCGTGCTCGTTAGGATCACCGACGTCGTACAAACAAATCGCCCCCGGTTGTTTGTCGGGGAGCATCAATCCTTGATGCAACTTTGACTTCCAATGGTCACTGTTCATGTGTACCAGCCGCACGCCTGGCAACTTCTTGCCATTACGTTTGACAGTGCTGATATGAAACTCATCGCCGACAAACAGGATGTCGCGGCTCCGTTGTTTCGGTGAGACGTAGCGGCCAATCTTCTGTCCCTCGCCATAACCTTTGGACGGTCGATACAACTCCGCTCCGGTGGGCAAGTCCTTGTTGGCCACCGCGCAAAAGGCGTAAATCGCGTCAGTATGCTCGTGCCAACCACTGTCGATCCAGACCTGCCGCGGTCCCATCGTGCCCCCACCTTCGACCGCCCAGCCCCTGTCAAAATAGGCTTTCAGTTTTAGTAGTGCCTCGATCAGCGCCTTGCGAATCCCCAGCCGATCGGATTCCACCACTTGCTCGCCATACTCAATCACACAAAGCGACTCTCCATCGGCACCGATCGCTTTAGCATCCCAATTCAGTTCCCGTTTGCCGGTGTCGATGCCAATGGCAATTCCCAGACAGCCTACCGGTACGATGCCTCGTTTCATTCCGCTGCCGCGCTTGGCCAGCGTTTCGGGATCCAGCGGCGTCAGCTCGACGTCGGGCGATTCGTACGGGCGGACCCACACGAACTGCGTCATTTTCTTTTCGGCGTTCTCGCGGTCCTTTTCCCGCTTGGATTTCCACTCTTCGGCACCAAGGTCGGCCGCCGTCACAAACGGATTGTCGATGGGATTCCAACGGAACCCGAGCGTCTGCGTCTCCGGCGCGTCTCCCGTGATCACACCCTGCTTATCGATCTGTTGGCCCTGGTGAACCAGCACTGCCGTCTTGGCCGCGGCGATGCGCTGATCTTCGTCCCACGGTTCAGCACAAGAGGGGCATACAATCACCGCCAGTGACGCAGCGTCCTCTTCCGACTTCGCGTTCTCCCAACCAACTAGCTGCTCCCGTTCCGGTAGCACGTACTCACCGCAGTGCGGGCACTTTCGCACAATCTTGCTAGCGGTGCCTCCTTCATACTCGCGCCAGATCCGCCCTTCCGGCGTGCTGACTGTGCACTCCAAATAAATCCGTTTGCCGGTTCTACCAAAGGCCCTCGTTCGGGCTTCGATTTGTTCGATCTTGTCGGCTTCGCGGCTGCTTTCGCCGGCCACATCCATACCATCCGTTTCGGTGATCGCCACCACGCGGGTAGTAAAAGCAGAACGCTTTTTGTCATCGCCACCCGCCGTCATGAATCGCAACGTCGCGCCGTTGCGAAACTCGATCGACCGCTTCACCTGCCCCCCCTTGCTCCCTTCCCCCTTGATCGGCAAGAGATCGCGATAGCGCGAGGCCTCAATCACCGGTCGAAAATCGGCCTGCCATTTGTCGTTGGCAATTTCCAGGCTCGGCAAGCCGATGACCACCGTCTCACCGATTTCAAACAGGTGGTACATGACTGGCAAGACGTAGCACATCAGCGTCTTACCGTTTTGCGTCGGACCCGTCGCAGCAAAACGGGACCAATTTCCCGAATCGATCGCATCGAACCACAGCTTAGAAATCGGGTGCCGATGGTGCCGGTACGGTTCACCAGCAAAGGGACCATTGGGAATAATGATCTCTTCTTCGACCCACTGCGCTATCGGCCGCATGATCGGTGCCCGCGCTTGCGACAGGCACCACCGCAGCTCACGCGCTAGCGCCGTCGTCGGCAGTTCCCGAACCGCCTGACTTTGCGCTGCCTGGTTGTACGCCGTCGGCAGGCTGCTCAGCGCTGCCAAACCCGTCCCCATTGCTAGGTTCTTGATCGTCTCGAAGCTCATGTTTTAGAAGTTCCTCGCACTCATCGAGTGCCGCGTTGAGCATGATCGTGGCTTCGTTGCCACAGCGTTTGCCGAGTCGTTCTCCCAGCCGCCGCAGGATCGAACCCCAGCGGCCAAACAGGCTGCGTGTTTTGGTCGTGTCGAGTAGCACTTCCTTCATCAGTGCCACCTTCAGCTCCGCCTCCTCAGCCTTGGCTGCTCGCAGGCGTTCGAGTTGCGGGCTATCGCTGCTCATCCCAAGCAGCAGCTCTTCTTCGCTCAGCTTGGCGCGGCGGCTCCCTGGTCCTTCCGTGCGCAACCACTGCGCAATCAGATCCAGCGGATACTGACTCGGTTTGCCAGGCATCCCCTGCTTGGCCCAGTTCTTGATCGTGTCGAGACTGACGCCAAAAAAATCAGCCACCTCCTTCTGGCTCTGCGCTAAAAACCGCGTCCGAAATCCCAACTGCTCATCGACTGCGGGCGGTCGATCGAGGATCGGCTTGGTGGTTTCGATGGTCTGCTGTATTTTGGCGTCCATTAAAATTCCGCGCGGAATTCCGCGGCTCTCAGGTCGCCGACTACAGTTTCAACAGGCGGCACGTGTAGCCCTCTTGGGTCATCAGTTCGTAGACCCGCTGTTGTTCTTCCTCGTCGACGCATTCCACGGCGACCTGGTACATCCCGGCAACTGTCGTTTCAGCCGCCTGCTCTTCTTCGGCAATGTCGTCGTCGGCCGGGTCTGCAGAGTCTTCCGCCGTTTCGCCGGCGAGCTTATCCAGCTCCTTGTACAACCCAGCATCCGCAGCCAGGTCCGCCAGCAACGTTTGAATCGACTCGTTCCCTACGTCAAGATCCCGCAACAGCGCGTCGAGTTTCAGCGCGTCGGCGTCCGCCATCGCGGCAATTGGATCGTAGGTCGCGAGGATCTTGTCTGCCTCGGCCTCGTTGACGTCGAGCACGAGGACCGGCCAGATGGCCCCCGGATCGGTGACGGCGCGCATGTGCCCATCGATGAGCATCAGCCCGTCCGGCGTCTCTCGCGCCAGCACAGCTCCGGCGATTCCAACCTCCGCCAGAATCCCCTTCAGCGCATCCTGCTGCTGCTTGGAATGCGTCCGCCAGTTCTTGGGATTCGGAATCAACTCCGACGCCGGTACCCGCCGCAATTCCTTGATTCTGTCGCGGATTTTCATAGTTCGTCACAGGTAGTAGTAAATCCAGTTTGCATCGCTTGCGCGCAAAAGTCCCTGGCGACGGATAGGGAAGCCCGCACGTCCAACCCCCTGGAAGTACCTTCCATTTTGCCCAGCTTGACTCGCGTCGCCCGTCGCGTCGCTGCTCGCGGATCGCCCGGTTTATGCGCGCAGGCCAGCCCTCGCCCCTGCCGGCCTCGCACAGCGCCGCTAACACTCCTCGGCGAAGACATCGCTCACCTCCCCCTGATACTTCACGTCGAACGCGTCGAAGTTCTGCATCACGAATCGATAGCGCACGACCAGCTTGCTCGTCGGTGTGTCGGTCGCGCTGGTCGGCAGCGTGTGCTTGAAGTTCCCCGCTTGGCTGCGGTTGCCCCACGGCGGCGTGGTGAAGCCACCGTCGGTGATCACATCCTCAGCATCTAACTCCTGATCTTGAATCACCACCGCGCCCGTATTCTTATCCTCCACTCGCAGCGTGATCGTGGCCACACTCCCCTGCGTGACCAAGGCCGCATCAGCGCCAACGATCCGCGCCATACAGACCAGGCTGTTCTCTTGCCAAACGCTAAATCGGGTCACTTGCATGGCCGCCTCAATCCTGTGTTTCTATGACTGGGGGTTTTCGTACAGTTTCCCCCGTCGGCTAAATGCCTGCTCCCTGCGACACAGGCGGAATCCCACTGCTGGCTTGCCCAGCAGTGCTTCCTTTTCTGCTTCCCCCTCCGCGCCGGGTGCCACTGCTGGCTTGCCCAGCAGTGCTTCCCTTTCTTCTTCCCCCTCCGCGCTTCCTTCGCGCTCTCTGCCGGTACTCCGGCCAATGAACACTGCACTATTGACTAACCGCCTGACTAATCACCGCCCCTGGCACAAACGCCTGCGTCACCACCGCCCCTGGCACAAACGCTTGTGCAATCTGCACGCTATATGGTCCCGGCGTGATCACGCGCATGTGCAGGCTGACAAATGGATCGCCAAACATCGTTGCAAAACCCGCATTTAAAAAAGCTTGCCCCTGATTGATCGCGTCCCCCCAGGCTTTGGCCGCATAAACGCCGCGCTCCCAGTCCCCAAAAAACGTCGAAGCAATCACGCCGAACAGCGACGGCTCTTCGACATAACCTAGCGCCGTCACCGGCGTGTGTGCGTAGTCCGTACCGCCCCACGCAGTCTCACTAAACCACTCGCTAAAACAGCCTTGGTTCGGATCCGCCCGTTGCCCGTTGAACGATTCGATCGTGGTAATCGCCCACCAACCGCAGTGATCGCCACTCACGACAATCGTGCCATCAGTTGCGTAATCTTCTGCCACCGCGCCGCCGCTGTTCGCTCCCCAGCCGCAATATCCGGCCGGATTGACCAACGCCGTAATCGGTGTGGCCCCATCGATGACATAATTGACAATGGTCTCAATCAGCGGCGTGTGCGTTGGCGGAGCTGCCAGCGCATCTTCGTATTGATCCAGCACGGCCTCACTGGCCGCGTACTGCACAGCTCGATTGTCGTCGAAATAATACTGTTCCCCGGCCACTCCGCCGACGCGACCGCTGATGATCAGCCCCCGAGAGCCGACCAGCGCATGGACCGTGGCCAATTTGGCGATGTAAGCCAGCGTGTTGGTCAGCGATCCTAAATCCAGGTGAGTTGAGTACTCGATTTGCTCGACATCGCTGCGGATCCGCCCCTGCACGCTCGTGGTTCCTTCGGCCACCCGCGTTGGGCAACCATACAGCAACACCACGTGCGTCACGTCCGGACAGGCGGCCAGCTTGGTTTCTAAAGGATCAAGCAATTGGCTGCTCAGATTAGCCAGGCTGATCTTTTCAAACCCGCCGCTGCCAGTCGTGGTCAGCTCCACATTCAGCACCCCCGCATAACGAAAATACCGCCGCTGCGTGCGGTAGGCGTTGCGCACGGTCACAGAGTCCGCCTGCGCCACATTGCAAACTAACAGCACATTCTCAATCCGCAACTCGCCATCTTCGGGCAAATACGTCAGCCGCGGCCGACCGAGCAAACCTCGACGCCGTTCACTCAGCGACATGAATCTCGCCGCGCTTACCATTTCCCTCTCCTGTCATTCCCAAAAGTAACCCGAAGCGCCAGCGAGCAGCGTTCATTGGCCGGAGTACCGACCCAGCGTTCATTGGCCGTCCCCTAGTAACCCGAAGCGCCAGCGAGCAGCGTTCATTGGCCGGAGTACCGACCCAGCGTTCATTGGCCGTCCCCTAGTAACCCGAAGCGCCAGCGAGGAATCAAATAAACGTGTGCCACTGGCTCTGCCAGTGCTTCCCTTTTCTTTTTTCCTCTGCGCTTCCTTCGCGCTCTCTGCGTCCTCTGCGGTGAACCTTCTTTGCTGGCTATTCAGCATCGCGCCC